GCTGATTTGTTTGAAACCTCGTTGTAGTTTTCCAAATTTCTATTATCCCCCGTTTCACCAGGTTGTTTTGGCAAAAACTTTCCTTTGACTTGTTTGCGTCTAAATGTCAATCGTTCCCATCGGTGGTGGCAATTAACACCGCCTTTGTATTTCCAAATTGAATAGGTGGATTCACCTTGTGGTGCGAATTGTCCGTTCACACCCGCATCACCCATGGCGATGATATCTTCACGGCGGTAAATTACTCCCCCTTTGGATTCTTGAACCATTGCAGAACAAAACTGCCTTGAATTGTTGGATACGAAATTAGGGCCGTACCGATAACGGATTTTGTACACCCCTTTATCATCATCACTTTTTTTATTGGGGTTTTCATACGCCAAGTTAAATTTTAATTCTTCATCGGCATCGGTAACCTCACGAACATCAACCAATTCCCACTCGTCATCGTTGTTTACCTCGCCTTTGTCCTTCAAATGTTCCAACCACGAATTTTCATCCGCAATCGTCATATCCTTCAATTCACTCTTTTTTTTTTCGGCTGATAACGATACGCCCGTTTCTTCTTCACGGGTTTCATCATCAATGATGTTGCCACTCAAATCGGTGAATTCAAGGGGTTGTAAGGTTTTGAAATAAAGATTCAAATTGTACCCATTGAAGTTCAATACCTGGGTTACTGCATCAATAATCAATCGTTGGAATGGTCGTACCACAACATTATCAAACAAGATTGATGCGGTTTTCATTTCCTCGGCATTGTTACCAAATCCACTATTGTCTTTAATACCTAACAACATCGGTGAAACAACTCGGTGCGATACCATGATTTTTTGCATGGCTTCACCACTCAAAAATTGATATTGGTTGTGGGCATCACTCAATTGAACGGGTGTGATATCCGCTTTGGAATCTTGACCATCGTTCCATGAAATAATAAACCGACCTGCATTGGATGAACCACCAAACTTTTGTTTGATTTGGGCTTCAACTGTATCTTTTACCTCTGCGGGTGGTTGCCCATTGTTGAAGTTTATCAACATTGAAGGTGCCAAACCATTCATGATGTTGTTGATGTGGAAATTGGAAATCTCCGCTTCCAAGTTGGCATATTGCGTACCTCCTTGGTAATCCACGGGTGCGAAGTAAAAAGAACCCGTTGAATATGGTTTGATTGTAAGGATACATTCGTTTGCGTTTTGGTCGTAACCAAATGCCCTAAACTCAATTGGCGTATGGCCACGCTTCAAATTCGCCCAATCGGGGCAATAATAATACTTTTCAATTTCACCCTTTTCGTTGCACTTTGCGGGGCGAAGGGTTTGTTGTGGAAAGTGTTTGGCTTGTACATACTTTTTGCGATCCTTTGACTTCACCAATTGGAACGATGCTTGGCCCAACATTTTCAAATCCATGGCAATGGCACGGATGCAATCGTTGGAAAACATCTTTTTGAATTCAATGTATCCCGCCAAATCCCGTGATGCCTTGGTTACTTCCAACCCCTTACCAAAAATTTGGTCAACTGTGCCTTTGATACACGCGTTGTTGGTTGGTGATGAATGGTACAAATCAATCAAATACTGATAATAGTTGTTATCATCGCCGTATTGCACCCAATCTTTGTTCTTTTGCTCAATGATGGATGGTGCGGTGTATGATTGAAGTTGTATAAATTCTAAACTCATAATGTTTTCCAATTAGGTGTACCTGGGGCGGTTGTTGTAAATTGCTTCCAAGTGTTGTAAATGTTTGTTGTTCCCGTAATCCAATATCCCAATACCTCCCACATCAATACATTGCCATTGTAAACCCGAAACAACAATTCATCGGTATTCTTTGCCACCGCATTGATTGATGTCAATGTAGGCAATGCCATGGTGATGAATGAATACGACTTTACACACGCCGTGGTAACTTGTACCATTGTTTTGGTGGGTTTGTGCCACACCTCAATTTTTGCAGTCGCTACACCCTCAAAATCCACGAATGGTGTGAATGTTATGTTGGTGGATGTTCCGTTGATGTGCATACCTACAAAACGCCATTAATCGTTTTTGTTACAAATGAAAAACCCCCACCAATCGGTGAGGGCTTCCATAACTATAAATCCAATCTAAATTAAGCCGCGGTTTGAATGGTAATAACGCTACCCAATTCAGCATAAGTATCGGCATCAACTGCCATTGGGGGGTTTGGTTCGCTTGACATAAAAGTCAAAGTATTCAAACGAGCATCGCCCATTTGTACGCCCCATGCACTTGAACCACCATTGGCATCACAACCAAGGGTTGCACCAATCAACCAAAATTGGTCGTTTCTATCCCAAACGATGATTTGCCATCTTCCCTGGGTTAAAACTTTCAATTGATCCATGTCCGAATCACCCGTTACGGGGGTTTTCCCGCTTGGTTTGAATGACAAAGTAAAGGTTGTTTCATACGCTGATGTTCCGTTATCACGCGAAGCAATCACGGCGGTTTCCAATGTAGACAAACCTTTCAACTCCCAAAAGTAACCCGTTGATTTTACGGGTGGGGTTGCACCATTGTTGATTTGGGTAACCAAACCAGAACCATCGGTTGTAATGGCGTTTGCAAATTCAAATGGTACGAAAAACGCACCTTTCAAACCACCAACGAATTGTTTACATGGTTCGTATCTTCCTAATAATGTTCCACAACTTGGCATTTTTTTATATATTATTTGGTTAAAAAAAAGGGGTGGGTGTTAGGCCCACCCCGTTATTTTATGTTTTACCTCAAATTAGGTTACATTAATTACAACTTGTTGAGTTGGGTTGGTAGCAATGATACCACCTGTGAAACGCATGATTACACGAACATTCTGTGAACCATCGATATCGCTCATGTCGATAACCTTCACTTCGTTGTAGTCGCTCAACAAACCAGTTCCAAAGTGCAAATCGCTCTTCATACCCAATACACAATCGTAGTCGTTAAGACCAGGACACATGGTTACGGGGATACCTTGGAAGTTCATTGGCTTTTCACCAACATAGAATTGGAAGTTGTAGTTACCAGCAGATAATGCGGCTTGGTATGCTTTCATTGTGGCGGGGCCAACATAGTATTGGTAACCTTCTTTGCCGTACAATGCAGCGGGTGAGTAATCCAATGCTTCTTGCAAACGAGCAACAACATTCGATCCACTTGTTGCACCAGAGAATGGGCGTACAATTGCAGAGTTATCAATCAAATAACCTACCATACCATCTTGACCAGCAACGATGGCGGAATCATACCAAAGGTTAGATTTCCAAATACCCAATTCGTTTGCCTGGGCTACTTCGGCAGCGGTTTGTGCCAACATGAATTCTTCAAAAGTTGCGGGAAGTTTCTCAAATGCGCTGAAACCCGCTTGTGCTGATTCCCAAGTTGTACGCAATTGGTTTTTACACAACTGCAAGTTCACTTGCTTTTCGATGGTGGTCAACACATATTCGCCCAATGTTACTGAACTTGAATCTGTGAAATCACAAGTTGCATCGGCGATGCTGATTGAATCTTGGTAGTTACGGATAACTTCTTTGAAAGCCACATTGGGGTGCAATGTGATAAGTTCTTTTGCCAAGGTTTCGCCTGACAACAGAGCAGCCGCAATGTATTTGTTACCAAATAAACCCGCGTAGGTGTTTGGCGATACTGTTGGGCCACTCAAATGGGTTTTGATAAGATTATTTTTCATTTTTTGTGGTTAGTTGAATAGTTGATTAAATACACGATCCTTCAAAGTTTCTTCACGCTTTGCACCCAATTTGAAAATCAAATTAGATTCTTTGGTGTTGGCTTCTGGATTGAATGGTGTGTGTGGGGCGGGTTCGGTGGCCAATTTTTCCAATAGTTCTTCGTTTTGTGCTGACAATGCAACCTTTTCGGCTTCCAATGCTGACAAACGGGCTTCAAATTTGGCTTCCAATTCGCTGATTTGCTTACTGAAATAAGATTCTTCCATTTCGGTTTTGCTTTTTACTGTGCGTTTTGGCTTCATCATTTCCTCTTTGATTTCGTCTTTCATGATATCGTTTTGGGCTTCAACTTCCTCAACGATTTCTTCTTCTTCAATCTCGGCTTCTTTCTTGGCGATTTCAACGATTGTTCCGTTTTCATCAACTTCGATGATGTTACCATCTTCCAATGCGAATTCACCTGCGGGTGCGGCGATTTTTCCATCCTCGGTTACAATAAAAACCGCCTCACCAACTGCGAAGGTATCGGCTTCAAAAATGGCTTGGCCATCTTCGGTTTTTACTTGTGCCAATTCAACCGCCTTTGGTTCTTCGGCCATGCCGAGTTTTACCATAATGCGATCCAAAATTGTTTCTGCGTTCATACTCATAAAACTTTATTATTTGTTAGTGTTAGATTTTTTGTACTCATTGAGCAATTCCTTTACTTCTTCCAATACGCTTGGGGTTTTGCTCATTTTCATTTTGTCGGCAAAGTAACCTTCAATACTGAACCCTTTGAATTTGCCATCTTTGGCATCGTTCCACACTTCATCATTGGTAACTTTCAAACAACCCATCCAAGTTCCGATTGGATCGTTCATACCATAGATTGCAGATTTGTCCTTTTCCATGTCCTCTTTTAACCAAGATTCAACCATACAAACGCCCTTAACTGCCAATTGGTGTTCAATGGTTGCGTTGTTTTGATTGCCCTTCATTAAAAACATTTGTGATGCCTTCGCAACTGTCTGTTTGGAAAAGTAAATGTAAAATTCATCCATTTCACCATCTACCATTTGTTTTCGGTAAATGGGTTTATCGGGAATCAATATCGGCCCCATCAAAATTCGCTTTTCGGTGTCAATCTTGGCAAACTTTACTTCATGGGATTTCAATGCCACAAAATTGGATTCAATGGCGGGGGCTTCCACGATGCTTATTGCATCAATGCCACTTGCCATTTGTTGTTCATCCAATATGAGTTCGACAATTCTCATATTCCGCTACCACCGAAAATTTTGTCGATTTCAAACAACTTTGCCAATACTTGTGATTTGATTTTGGCTTCCTTGTTTGTATCTTTTTTGAATGATGCGTAACTATTCGCAAACGCCCTTGGTGGTTCAACACCCAATGTTGCCATTTGCTTCAACGCATTTTCAAACTCCGCCAACAATGGTTTTGGGTCTTGGTTTGCGCTTTTCAACGCTTTTTGTGCATCGTTCAATGCAGAAATTGCCTTTGATTGCACTTTCATATCCTCAAAAATAAATTGGTCTGCGGCTTTGATAATTGCATTGACATCCATTGCCAATTCAACTTTCACTTCACTCAATTCCACATTGGAAACTTCTTGAACGGCACTTGATGCCATGAATTTTTCAAACGATGTTTTCATATTACTAATAAAACTTGTTACCCTGGGAATGTTGCATTTTGTTGGATACGGCGGTCAAGGGCTTGTTGCGTACTCATGTCGGTTGCAACTGTGTACGCCTTGATTGGTTTTTGTTGTTGACTTGCCAAACTCTTTGCAAGTTGTGCCGATGGATCGGCCGAACCACCCACGATTGAAACACTTGGCCCCATGCTTGGTTGTGGTGCTGAATCCGAACTACCTGGAATGGGTGTTGATGCCATCTTCCGAACATTGGCAAAACCCGCTGCGATAATCCCCGCCGCGTTAATATAACCAACGGGTGTTCCCGCCCCCAATGCCAATGCCTTGGTTGCACCCATGTAGGTATCAATGATTGCCGATGCGATTGCCAATGACTTACCCGCTGCGGTTTCCTCACCAACTGCACTTGCAATGGATGTCAATGCCCCCGTAACTGCACTTGCCAATGCTTCTTGTTGACTGATTTTTAATGCGGTCAATTCCTTTGCCGACTTCGCTTCAAATGTCGCTTGTTCGGTTGTTTTAACTTTCATGTCCGCGTCAAACTGCGCTTGTGCTTCGGCCTTTTGGTTTAACACATCTTGATACGCTGCGGTGCCTTTGGTCAATTGTGATAACTGGGTATCAAAATCGGCTTGGCGTTTTTCGTTCAATTCGTTCAATTGTCGGATTTCTTCATCCCTCAATGCTTGTTCCGCTTCCTTCACCGCCTTGAATTTATCGAACTCATTGGTCAACAAATCCGCCCGTTCAATCGCCGCTTCCTTTTCAGCCAACAACGCTTCGTTGGTGATTTCAATTTGGGATAACTTTGATTCGTTGATTGCCTTTTGAATATCCAATGCCTCCTTGCCCAATGATACTTCGTTGGTAAGTGTTTCGGACATCAACCCCGCATACTTTGCCGTTACCCCCGTTACTTCTTGTTGCAATGCCAACAATTCATTTGCTCGGTCTTTGTTATACCCCAACAAATTTTGTTGCATTTGGATAATGCCCATTCGGGCTTGGATGTTTTCTTTTTCCTTTTGCTCACCCTCGGCCAATACCCTTTGTAATTCTTGGTTTGCTTTTACCCTATCCTCAATGGTTGTGTTTTCATCATCACGAATTTGGCGTTGCTTTTCGGCCATCAAATCGTACTTTTCAACAATACCTTGATAAAGGGTTTGCAACCTTTGAATGTTGGCTTCGGCTGCGGCCAATACATCTTTGTTATCAAATGCCTTTTTGGTTGCCTTGGCAATTGTATTGAACGATTGTTTGGTAAACTCCACAACATCATTTACAACACCTTTGATGTTTTCCATCTTCTTGGCATTTTCCTGGGCTAACTTGACATTTTGTTTTTGCAGTTTGTCAATTTCATCCCCAATCTTTTTGGCTTCTTCGGTATCTCCCGTAAACTCATTCCAATTTTTACGCAATTCAAGGATGGCAAGTTTGGCCGTGTTCGCCCATTGTGTGAACTTGTTGAACACCCCATCAATCATGTTTTCCTTGATGAACTTTGCACCGCGTTCAAACGATGCTACCAAATCATCCCACCATACCTTTGGTTCTTTAAATGCCTTGGCAAACCATCCAAACAAGGGTTTCAACACCTCAACAACACCATTCACCACGCCTTGCATTACTACCATGGCTTGGTTAAGCAAATCCACCACGGCTTGGTTTTCACTCAATACCGATTTGAAGGTATCCAATACCCCCAACAAGATACCAAATCCCAATCCCGTTTTAACGGCATTCCC